GGATTACTTTGCTTCTGCGGTTGATGACGATGCCGCTTTAGGGAACTTGCAGTTCACTCATGGCACTGCTGCTGGCAACATTGTCCAGTTCACCTCTAGCAAGGTTGACATTGGCGATGTGTCTTATGGCGATCAAGATGGCATTGCGATGCTTAACATCCCATACACCTGCGTGCCGGATTCTGCAGCCAACGCTGAGTTTGACCTGATTTACACCTAAGCTTTAAGAGAGCTGCGTCGATAGGGGGCCTTTGCGGGCTCCCTTTTTTTGTGTATGCTGAGCCAGCTTATTTGATTTATCTGATGGCTTTTGTTCGCAAGAAGGTAAAAACCTTTAAGTGGCCTGTTGAAGTGCAGGAGCCAAGTGCTACCAAGCCAGGCAAGTTTGAAAAGTCTGAGTTCACGGCAATTTTCAAGCGAGTGAAGCTGTCTGAACTGGAGGGCGTTTCTGAGTCAGAGGGCGTGTCTTTGCTTAAGAAAGTGCTTGTTGGATGGGAGGGCATTAAAGACGAAGACGGTGACGAGATCGAATTCTCTGAAGCCGAGCTTGATGATTTTGCTGATGATGTGGATTGGCTGAAGGCAGTGCTTTCTGCTTACACCAATACATATGCTGAGGCTCAATCGGGAAACTAAGAGAGGCTGCGGTCTACTGGGCTTCTGGCGGCAAGGTCGTTGACGACAAAACTCAAGATGATGCTGCTGCTTTTGGCATAGACCTGCCAGCACCAAAAAAACAAGAGTCAGAGGACTTTGAGGTTTGGGACGACAACTGGGACATTGTCATGATGTTCCTGCGTATGCAGACCCAATGGACCGTCAGCATGGCTGGATACGTTGGGTTGAAGTACGAGGTACTGCTAGTTTCCGGCGGCCTTTTTGACCTATATGATGTGGAGAACCGTCGTGAAGTGCTCGAAGGTCTCCGCATCATGGAATCTGCTGCACTGACCGAATTCAGCAAGAAGGCAGATGGCTAAGACTGTTGGCGAACTTCTTGTCAGGCTGAGGGCAGAGGGGCTAGAAAGCGTAACTGCACTGAAGAGCGCGTTGCGGAAGCTGGGCGAAGCTTCTGCTTCAAGTGATAAACGCCTATTAGAACTCAAAAAAGATATTTTAGAAGTAGCAAGGGCGGGCAAGTCAAGCAGGCAGTCTATAAAAGGTCAAATTGATGCCCTGAAAGGTCTTAGAGATCAAGCCACTTTAGGCGGAGAAGCTTTTAAGCAGTTTTCAAAAGATGTAGCTGAGTACGAGGCAAAACTCAAAGCTGTTGACGCTCAAATTGATTCAACGGGAAAGAAGATAGCGACATTAAGGCAGCTTGAAACTCAATTTACTGGCAGAACGGTTGAAGGCGTAGAGAAACAAATTGCTTCAAGGAAAAAGCTGCTAGATACGCTGAAGCCTTTGACTGCAGAGTACGCCAAGCAGCTCGGAGGTATTAACGCTTTAGAGCAAGGTGTGTCGAGAGCATTGGCGCGTCAACAGGTTATTGCTAGCGCTCAAATGCAAGCAACTGTCAGGTTTGCAAGAGGTGGTGATGTTACTGGCGGCCCTGGCACATTTGCTTCAGCCCTTACAGAAGGACTGGGGCCATTACCTCAAACAATCAACGCTTTAAACCTAGAGATAGGAGAGCTTAAAACAGAACTTAGAGATTTAGATTTTACGTCTGAAGATTACAGTCAGACTCAAGCGCGAATTCTTGAACTTGAGGAGGAGCTCAAGAAGGTAACTGATGCCAGGACCCAATCTGTTATTGATCAAGAAAAGAGGCTGAAAAAACTAGACGAGACGGAAGAGCGGCGTGCTAGACGCGCAGCGAAAGTTGCTGGTATACAGGCAGCCTTAAGTGGCAGGCGCGGAGACACCCTTGAAATAGGTAGCCGTGACCCCAAGACAGGCGCGATTATCGCCGAGGGAACAGCGCCTTTAATGCCATATGTTCCTCCTCAGGTTCGTGAAATTAGCGATCTGTATCGCAGCATCGGCGATATCGGCATGGCTGGGATTAGCGCTGATATCGATCGGATGGGCAAGAGTTACCAAGAGGTGGCTCGCGATATTCAAGAGGCGACTCTCGCGTCAAACGGCAGCATCAATAGTCTCCAGGCGCAACGCGCCTCATGGGCCTCACTGCGAGCAGGTCTCGATCCCACCAGTAAGGAGTACAAAAAGGTTGGACGTGAGATTGAGAAGATAGATCGTCAACTGGAAAAATTAAACAAACGGCGTCGTCGTCCAACTTTTGCAGGCGCTGCATCAATACTTGGCGGCATTGCTGCTGGTGGCGTTTTTGGCGGTCCTGAGGGTGCCGTTGGCGGTGCTATTGGCGGCGCTGTAGGTGGGGTCGCTGGTGTTGCAGCAGGCGCTGCAATTGGCGCACAGGTCAAGATGCTTCGTGAAGCGCTTGGCGCGACCGCTAGTTATGCAGCAGAGCTACAAAAACTTGAGATCGCTCTTGAAGGTGTCACTGAAGTACAAGACAAATTTGGCAACAAGGATGTCATTTCAAGCCTGGGCAATTATCAAGCAGGCTTAAAAGCAGCGTCTGATGTCACCAGGGACTTCAATATTCCACTTGATGTTTCTACTAAGGGCATTACGCGCTTAGCCGCAGCCGTTATTGGTGCTGGAGGTAACATTACTGACGCGGAAATTGTTTTTAGAAATATCACTTCTGCCATTAAAGCGACAGGCGGCGGAGCACAAGATGTAGACTCGGCAATAACAGCCATGGTGCAGACTTTCAGCAAGGGAAAAGTTAGCGCCGAAGAACTTTCTGGGCAGTTAGGTGAAAGATTGCCGGGCGCTGTTACTAAATTTGCGAAAGCAAATAATATGACTCTGCCAGAGCTTCAAAAAGCATTTAAGGCTGGCACTGTTGGTTTAGATGAGTTAATGAAATTTGTTGTTAGCCTTGGCCCTGAATACGAAGAAACCGCCAGACAAATTGCAGATAGTAGCGCTGACTCAGGAGCAAAAGCTGCTGTTGCGTTTCAACAAGTTCGTCGGGAGATAGGAGAGGCTTTGCAGCCTATAGGCGGTGAGTTGCAGAAGGCTTTTGCTGATTTTACATTAAGCATATTGCCTGCCATTAAGGGGGCTGCGACAGGAGCAGGCACTGCCTTGAAAGGATTGATGAATATTTTAGCAGGGCTGGTTGCCAACTTAAAAGAAATTTTGATTGTTGCAGGAGTAGCAGGAGCTGTAGGTGCGTTTCTGAAATTAACTAAAATTGTCGCGGCCTTGAAGGTTGCAGTGTTTGACTTAAAACTTGCCTTCGCTGTTCTGACGAAGACAATGCTTTTCAACCCGTTTATCGCCTTGGCAGCAGGCATAACAGCAGCAACAATTGCGTTGATCAAGCACACAAAGAAAAATGAAGAGTTTAATAAGTCTGTAATATCTGGAAACACTTCTAACGAAGAGGCCAATGACAAGCTTCGTGACTTGAATGACAAGGTGGCAGAGCTAGAACAGCGTCTCGAGAAAGAAACAAATAATCGAATGATTAAAGCTCTGAAGAAACAGCTTGACGCGGCAAGGATCGCTGCTGGAAATTTAGAGCTAGCTATGAGACTAGCTAGCAGTTACACGGTAGCAGGCGTCGAGTATAACCGCATGGAGGGCACGCCTATTAATCCTCCCGCGTCTACTTCAGTGAGTGATTTCCCTGATGCAGATGGTGGCGGCTCAGAGTCTGCACGAGTCATGATGACCCAAGTTGAGCTGGACTTAAGGGATCGAATACGCCAGGCAAGACTGGAGGAAAATAAATTTCTTGAGGCCTCCTTGACATATGAATTAGATATTTTGACTGCAAATAAAGAGACAGAAGATGCTATTGCGCGAACAAATGCAATCCAGCAGGCTGGCGTTGATTTAATACTTAAAGGTCGAGATTTGAGAAAACAACAGGCTGATCAAGCCGCGAGAGAAGCTGAAGAAAAGGCTCGCACGGCCGATCGCATCGAACAAGCAAGAGTGCTTGCTGGCGAGATTACTCAGGAAGAATATGAACGCGCCAAGATTCTCAAGGAGATGGAAGTCCTTTTGAAGGACATGCCTGAGTTGCTCGACAAGATTAAGGAAAAGCTTAAAGAGGCTGGCACACCTCTTCAGTCATTCAGAGACGGCTTGGAAAAAGTGTTTAAGGAGGCTATGAACGTCAACCAAGCCCTTGCGGATGCTGGTGTGCAAGCAGTACAGAAGTTTGGCGATGCGTTTGCAGATTTTGTCGCAACCGGCAAGGCAAGCTTTGCTGATTTGACAAGGTCCATTCTGCAAGATCTGTCTCGCATCTTTGCAAGGGCTGCACTGTTTAAAGCGTTGTCGTTTATTCCTGGTGTTGGGAATTTCTTGTCTCTGCCAGGCTTTGCCGACGGCGGGGTAATCGCTAAGAACAAGATCGTGCCATTCGCTTATGGCGGCATCGTGAACAAGCCGACGATCTTCCCGATGGCGAATGGTGCCGGCCTGGTTGGGGAGGCCGGGCCTGAAGCGATAATGCCGTTGCGTCGTGGTCGTAATGGCAAACTCGGTGTTGAGGCTTCTGGAGGCGTTGGTAATGTAGTGGTAAATGTTGATGCATCAGGCTCCAGAGTGCAAGGTGACCAACCCAATGCAAAAGCACTTGGCTCTGCTATCGGCGTAGCGGTGCAGGCTGAGCTGATCAAACAAAAACGCCCTGGAGGCTTGCTTAGCTAATGGCTACTTTCCCAGACATTGACGCTGACTATGGCGCAAGCAAGAAGGCCAAACCTCAGGTTCGTTCCATTCAATTTGGGTCTGGCTACTCGCAACGCGCTCAGTTTGGCATCAACCAAGACCCAAAGGTGTGGACGCTGCAATGGGATAACAGAACGGCGACTGATGCAAATACCATCGAAGATTTTCTAGAGGCCCGTAAAGGTGTCGAGTCATTTGCCTGGACACCTCCTGATGACACCACTTCGTATAGGTGGATCTGCCAAGAATGGACGAAGACAATGCCATACTCCAACTTGTTCAATATTTCGGCTACTTTTATTCAAGTGTTTGAAACCTAATGTCTTACCCAAAAGAAACGCATAGATGGTCGGCAGGCAGAATTTATGCTGTCGGTGACGTTGTTCGAGCTAAAACGTCAAACACTCTTGCATTTAAGTGTGTCACTCCTGGCACATCAGGCGACACTGAGCCGGTATTTCCTAATCAAATTGGATTGACCGCACAGGACAACGAAGTTGAGTGGCTAGCGTTTGAGCCGTTAGCAGAAGAGCTGTTAAAACTAGCGCCAACTGCTGTTATAGATTTATTCGAGGTAGAACTCACGGAAGAAGTAAACGGTGTAGAAGACACTTTGAGGTATCACGCTGGCAAGAATGGTTTGACAGAAGACTTAAAATTTGGTGGCAAGACCTATGCCGCTGTACCTATTGAAGTAGATGGATTTGAGTTTACGTCAAATGGTTCGCTGCCTAGGCCGAGCATGCGTGTTGCCAACGTCAACAATGCAATTACATCTTTAATTTTGCTGTACGACCCGCTTGCGGCAAAGGTGAGAAGAATACGAACTTTTGCTAAATTTATTGACACCATTAACTTTAATCAGAATCCTGGCTTTGCCCCTGAAAGCGACGTTACAGACATCTTTGTTACGCAAGACAATAATTCTTTAACAATGCAGTCTACTAGGGACACGTCGGATCCTGATGCAAAGATTGTAGAAACTTGGTATATCGATCGTGTTGCAAGTGAGAACCAGCAATTTGTTGAGTTTGAGCTAGCTCCAAAGCTAGACTTGACGAATCTTGCGTTACCGCGTCGAACAATAGAAGAATTTTGTCCTTGGCAGTATAGGGGTGAACGCGAATGTCCTTATCCAAAAACTGGCAGGGACTGTTTTACTATCGATGACGTAAAAATTACATCAGGAACGCAAGCTGAAAAAGAGAATAAAGATGTCTGTGGCAAGCGCGTTTCAAGTTGCAAAGCGCGGTTTCCGGGACTTGATGTTTTGCCTTATGGAGGGTTCCATGGCGCAAGACTTCAAGCGTGAAGCAGTCCGACACGCTGAGCATGAAGACCCAAAGGAGTCAGCAGGCTTGGTTGTCAACGGCAGTTATTTCCCTTGCCGCAACATTGCTGACGATCCAAAAAACACCTTTGTCATTAACCCTGTTGATTATGCGAGGGCGATGCTCGCTGGAACGATTGAAGCTGTCGTTCATTCGCATCCACAAGGCACACCAGTCAGCGACCACGATCGTAAAGCGTGCAAGCAAACTAAGATCCCCTGGCACGTCTACTCTGTACCGGACAAGCGATGGTTGACTATCGATCCTTGACGGGCAAGCAGTGGGAGTACGGCAAGCAGGATTGCTACACGCTGGTGCAACATTACTATGAGTGTCTCGGCGTCAAGCTGCGGAACTTTGAGCGGCCTGAAGACCTTGGTACGACAGACAGCATCTTTTTGAAACACGCTAAGGCACTGGGTTTTCAGCGGGTTGAGTTTGAAGATCGCCAAGAAAATGACGTATTGATCATGCGCCTTGGAACGAGGACACCCATGCATGCAGCTATCTATATAGGTGGTGACAGGATTTTGCACCAACGGATGAACAGCATCAGTGCGGTAGAACCGTTGCGGCAGTACTATTGGAAAAGGACTGTGGCCGTATTTCGTCATGCAACTTGTCTTGCTGGCAGGTGAGCTGGGCGAAAAGTATGGCCAGCAGCACGAGTATTACAACCTGCATACGCCTGCGGATGCGATAAAGCTGCTGTGCTTTAACTATCCAGGGTTGAAGCGGGATTTGGTTACAGCGCACCATAACGGCGTTGGATACAAGGTGATCCAGGGTGGTGCGGCAATGGGATATGACGAACTGCATTTGCCGTTTGGCAGTAGACCGCTGCTTGTGGTGCCCGTGATTAGTGGTGCTGGCAGCGGGGGCACGTCACAAATTCTGCTTGGCGTTGGTTTAGTTGCAGCTTCTATTCTTGCTGCGCCGTTAGGTGCTGGATTTTTGGGGTTAGGAGTTGGTTTTGGCGCAACTGCTGCTCCGTTGGCGGCAGCGGGAGGCGGTTTTATTGCAGGAACTGGAGGAATTATTGGCGCTGGTGTTTCAACTGCGATCGGCTCAATTGGTGCAAGTTTGATCCTTTCTGGCACAGCAAATTTAATATCACCACAACCGCAACTGCCTAATCCTGGTGCAAACAGGATTAGAGGTGAAGGTACAAATGTACGAGGCCCTGGCCCTGAGGGCATTACACGCGGCGGTATGGGCCAGCAATCGTATGCGTTTACCGGGCCTGCAAACACTGTTGGAACGGGGGCAACATTACCTGTAATCTATGGCCGTGTAATTACAGGTGGCCATTTGATTGCAGCTAGCCTTGAAGTGTCTAACAAATCTAACCCTTTAAAAATTGCGACTCAAAAGCCGACAAGAGAAAACATAACTATCAATTCAGACAAGTTGACAACTGAGCTAAAAGATTGTGGCGGCATTCAAAGCCGTAGGGCCGGTAAGGTCAATTCTCCAGAGGTTATTGCAACAAATAAAAGTGTAAAGCGGGCGAAAGTATACATTGATAAGACATTTGGCCCAGATCACAGTAAAAAAATTGTAAGTGGTGATACGTACACAGACGACAGGCTTCCCTACAAGAAAGACGCAGAAAACAGTTCAGGCAAAAAACTAAGAAAACGGGTAGATGTAATTTTTGAGATTGGTAACGGTTTGTTTGATTTTGTTGGTAAAAAAGACACCACCAGAATAGACGGCTTCATAACTTACGAGATAAGACTTATTTTAAAAAGATCTGGAGAGGATGTCAACGCAGCATCGGCCCGTGTCACAATTCAAGGGCTAGTAAACAAAACGCAAAAAGTCATCTACGGAAATCGACTTGAGCTGCCATCAGCAAAGAATATAGATGCGGTGCGTATAGAGGTTGAAATAATCGACGCGGAAGTGCATGATGAGGCTAGGTTCAGGCTCCAAGGTTACGGCTACGATCTTCTGTAAAATCTATGTCTCTGCATTCTAAGACCAACTTAAAAATCATCGATGCGATTTGCGAGGGTACAATCGATGGATTGGTTGATCACAGTGAAGGAGTATTTCTTGACGAGACAGCCGTTACACCTGAACAGACAGACGAAGAGAGCGTTTTTGTCAGGCAGCGAAAAGGCTCGCAAAGTCAACTACAATTTGGCGAAAAAACAGGATTTTCAGTTTTTACTGACGCAGCAACTACAGTTCAAGATGTAAGTCAAAAGATCGGAAAAAGCTATAGCGAACCAGAGCTGACCGACAAAAATACAGTAAAAAAACGGGATTATGGCCCAGGGCAAGTAGTTGTTGACATTACAGACACAACAGTCGATTTTGTCACATTACTGTTTACAGTGAACAAGCTTTACTGTGTCGCTCCAGAGGGTCTAGCAAGGGGGCAGTTATTTTCTGCAAAGATAAAACTGTTGGTAGAGATACAATCGTTTGGTGGTGGGTTTGAAAAGGTAAACGTTGAAGCAGCCGGCGTTGAGGCCACAAAAGGCAAATCTTTTATTATTGAAGGCATCGCGTCTTCTCCGTATCAAATACAGACGAACGAAATAGATTTAGGTGGATTTATAAAACCTGTTAAAATTAAGGTAAGCAAGCTAGAATTTGGAACAAAAGAAAAAAACAAGGAAAAAGCTTTTGAGATAACAAGAGAAGATTTAAAGGATTTACCTGAGGACACTCCACTAGAAAGTAAGCGTGCAGATGAGATAGTTCTTCAAAGTATTACGCTTGGCAAGCGTGTAAAAACAGCTTACCCCAACACTGCACTTGTTTTTCTCAGCATTGATTCAGAAACATACGGCACACTGCCAGCAAGATCCTACGACGTCAAAGGCTTGCAAGTAAAAATTCCGATGAACGCAAACCCAAACCCTGACGGAAGCTTGAATTTTGATTCAAATATTGTTTTCGATGGTACTTTGAAACAAAATAAGTTTTACACTACCTGTCCAGTTTGCTGTTTTTACGATTTACTTACCAATAAGCGCTATGGCGCGGGTGATTTTATTGACGAATCAAATTTAAACTGGGTTGATCTAATCCATATATCCAAGTATTGCAACGAACGAGTTGAAATTGAAGAATTAGATTCAGAAGGCAACAAGAAAACAGAACCGCGTTTTGCCATCAATACTGTCATTGGTTCGCAAGCTGAGGCTTACAATGTTTTGCAGGACATGGCCAGCGTGTTCCGGGGCATGTTGTTTTGGAAAGCGGATAACGTACAGGTTGCCGCAGACCATGGGGGACTACTAAAGACCGACGTAGAGCCTGTTCACGTTTACAGCAATTCAAATGTAGTCGACGGAAGTTTTGTTTACAGTGGATCATCTCTCAAGGCTCGCAGCACTAGAGTTCGCGTCCGTTACAACGACCCACAGAATTTCTATAAACCTAATTTCATCGTTATTGAAGATCGTAAGTTGATCGATAAGTACGGTATTCAAGAAAAAACTGTTGTTGCATTTGGTTGCACGTCTAAGTTCCAAGCGCAGCGAATGGGGCGGTGGATCATGGAATCTGAAAAGCTCCACGACGAAACTGTTGCGTTTTCAGTTGGTCTTGAAGGTCTGAATGTGCTGCCAGGTCAAGTTTTTGAGGTGTCCGACGAAATGCGTCTTGGCGTGCGACTAGCTGGAAGAATCGTTGGAGCGGGAGAAGGGTTTGTCGATATTGATCAAACGGCTGTAATGCCCAGCGGATCTAACAATAAATTGACCGTTGTAATGGCTGATGGAACGATTGAGACACAGTCAATCCAAGGAGAAAGTGGCACACGAATCAACTTGTCTTCTAATTTTTCGCAAGTGCCGCCTGACAATGCTTTATATGCAATAAGAAATGACTCCGCAAAACTTACAAAGTTTCGTTGTTTATCTGTTACTGAGGGTGAGGAAGGCACTTTTGCAATTACTGGAGTAAAGCATCAAGATGGTATTTACAGAGCCGTTGAAGATCCAAACGATCCTGTCACCCTTGCAGATCCGTTCTTTTACGGTACTAAGCCGGATAAACCTAGCAATCTTACTATTCTGTTTGAACCAATCGATGATGGTTCTAGCGCAAAAACACGCGCTACCATATCGTGGACAAGAGGCGCGACCGCACCAGTAGATCACTTTGAGGTTGAATATCAATTCGGCAGTGGTAACATCGTTAGCGTCGTTACTTCAAACAACTCAATTGACGTCAACTCAAATTTAAGCCCTGGCGTAAGTTTAAGAGCGCGAGTTAGAGCTGTCGGCCTCCCGCCTAAAGCACTGAAATCTGACTTTGAACCAGCTGATTTTTCAGGTAAGCAAATACCTGCGGTTAATACAAGCGAGTTAGGGAATGTTGGTACGGTAGGCGGCGCACCAATCGTTGTTTTGCCTCCTGACCCAAAAGATGTATCGATTGAAGTCATGGGTGGCGACCAAGTTGTTTTGAATTGGGCTGGCACTGTAGACGGCCAAAAGCTAAACAACTTCATCGCGCATATTCGACACAGCTCTAAAACAGATGGCACTGGAGCGTGGACTAATAGCGTATTGATACGCAAGGTTGAAGCGCGGACAACATCTGTTGTACTGCCGCTTATGAACGGCGAGTATCTTATTAAGTTTGTTAATGAGCAGAAGCAGTACAGTTTGAATGCAGCGAGTGCTGTTGTCAACGTTCCAGACACCCTGCCTAAATATAACTTTGAAGTGGTGCGGGAGGACGCATCACCCGGTGAGTTCCCAGGCCAGAAAATAAATGTAGTTTATAGCAGTGAGTTTGACGGACTGGTTTTTGACGGTGATGCGTCGTTTGACGATTTAACTGACATTGACGGTTTTACGGCTAACCTTGATACTCATTTCGGTACACGCTTTACAAGCGGCGAATATGTTTTTCAAAAAATTGTTGATCTAGGAGCCGTTTACAGCGTCCAGCTAAGCAGGCTTCTCTTTACAAGATCGTTATACCTAAACGCTTTGATCGACGATTTCACTGGACTTATAGATAATCTGGCAGACTTTGACGGTGAGGTTAATAACGACACAAATGTTGAATTGTATTTCCGTAAGTCGAATGCAGGCATCAGCAGCTCAGGCACAGCTCAAGAAAATGGTTTTGCATTGCAGCTTGAAGACGGTGGGAATATAAAGCAAGAATCTGATCTTGTGTTTGAGGACTGGGTGCCTCTAGAAAACAACGTCTATGTCGGCAGATCATTCCAGTTCAAAGCGGTGTTATCGTCAGAAAACACAAACGAAATTCCTCTTATCGATAAACTCGGTGTATCAGTACGGTTTGAACGTCGCACAGAGAACAGCGGTACAATCCAGTCTGGAACGGAAAAGTCCGGCAAGCTGGTGACGTTTGAAAATGCGTTTTATACTGACGGCGACACAAAGGTAACGGTAGGTATTACGGCCTTTGATCTTGGTGCAGGTGACTACTACGTTTTGTCAGAACCAACTGCAACAGGATTCACCATTGTCTTCAAATCGCTCGATGGGCGTGTGATAAATCGAGATTTTCAGTATACTGCGGTAGGATATGGAACACGGCAAGCCTAAAAGTTGTTATGGCACAAGCTGACGGTGTAGTTTCAAATGGTAGCGGCGCTGGCGTCAGGGAAGACATCAACAATCAGCTGTCAGCTCTTTTCACCAACCATAGTGGGCCAACAAGTCCATCTACAACGTTTGCTTATCAGACTTGGGCAGACACAACAGCCGGTCAATTAAAGCTAAGAAACGGAACCAATAGCAACTGGATCGCACTGCGTGGTCTTTCTAATGGAGAGTTTGTCACGCCTGATGGCAGTGCCGCAACGCCAAGTTTAAATTTTGCTGCGGACACAAATACTGGATTCTATCGATATGGTGACGACACCATCGGGTTTTCAACCAATGGCACGTATCGAATGCTAATTGGGGGAAGCCTTTCCACTGACGATGGTGGCCCATCGTTGCTTTGGAAGACAACGCAAAACCCAGTTCAAAATAACGTTACTGGAATTCAGTTTACAGACTCAGGAAGAATTAACGTCGGCAATTTTGCAAATTGCATTGGCTTAAATAGGCATTCAACAGACGGCAGTGTTGCTACTTTTTATAGGCAAGCTGTAGAAAAGGGAAATATCACTGTGAATAGCAGTGCAGTCGCATATAATGTTAACTCTGACTATCGTTTAAAAGAAAATGTTGTCGCATTGACCGGAGCAAAAGCTAGATTGAATCAGCTTAAAGTTAATAGATTTAATTTTATAGGAGTACCATCAATAACAGTTGATGGATTTCTCGCTCACGAAGCAGCAACTGTCGTTCCAGAAGCGGTTACAGGCACAAAAGACGAAGTAGATGCCGCTGGAGTTCCTGTTTATCAAGGCATTGACCAAGCAAAGCTTGTGCCACTGCTGACTGCCGCTTTACAGGAAGCCTTTGCTGAAATAGATGCTCTTACGACTCGTGTTGCTGCACTGGAGGCAGGCTAATGCCCGACCAAAAAATTACACAACTAAATTCTTTGACATCACCTGCAAGTGATGATGTTTTTATTGCTGTAGACACCAGCGAACCTGATAGCGCTAAAAAGAACAAGCAGGTTCAGTTCGGTGTTATCCACAAGACTGCGCCGGATGGAACGGAAACAGCTCCTTCGATTAGCTTTTTAACTGATGGCAGCTCAAGCGGGTTTTACCGCAGCGCAGCCAATGAAGTCGCGATTACTGCAAACAGCAGCTATGTCGCTAAGTTCACGACTGCAGGCTTTCAGCTAGGCACTGGAACGGCGGCAGCCCAGCTGCATTTGTTTAGCACTGATACGACCGATCAGGTCATCATTGAAAATACGGATGCTGGTTTAGATACAGCGCCTGACGTAGTTTTGTACCGCAACTCTGCAACACCTGCTGCCAACGATAATTTAGGAAACATCGAGTTTAGGGGTAATAACTCAGCTAGCGAACAGGTTGTTTATAGCCAGATATTATCTCAAGTTGTTGATACAGCTGATGCAAGTGAAGACGGGAGTATACAGCTAATCACAAACGCTGCTGGTTCTAACGCAGCTCGTGTAATAGTAAAAAGCGATAAGGTTGGCATCAGTGAGACCAACCCACAGCATACGTTACACATAACAGAGTCTGTCGAAAATACGGCGCTATTTGTTGAGTCCGCCGAAGCCGTGCCTGTCAGTGCTGCAGACATTACTCTTTATCATCATCGCGGAAGTAGCGTTGCAGCTTTAGCCAACGATGGG